AGCGGGCGGGAGTGATGCCCCCTTTTGACGTAGCCTCGCTGGTGGATGGAACGGCACAACCTGCGGGGCAGAGTGTGTACGACCTGCTGGGCGCGTTCACTGGCCCGTCGGGCGGCACCGCCTCGGATGATAACGTGAAGGCGGCATTGGACTTGATTGGCCAAGGGACATGGCATTTAGCGAGCAAGAATGTTACCGGCGTAGCCACGGCGGACATTATCATATTCACCATCAGCGGTGGGATGGTCGAGTTGAAGATCATTGGCGTCGTCAAGACAACTATTGCGGGGACTGCGGCAAATTTCAGTGTGGGAGACGCAGCTCTTAGTACACGGTACTTGCCCACTACTTCTGCCGATGCGAGTGCTTTTGCAAGCGACGAGATTTGGCATGACAATTCCGTCGATAGCTATGCCGAGTTAAATTCGGTGGGTTTGACGTTCTACGTAGTGCCAAATGTAAATACCGCTGATGTAATCTTTTTCACAGGGGCGGATGCGTGGGCCAGTGGAAGTATTGATTTCTATGCTTTCTGGCGTCCGATTCATCCCAACGGATTGGTAGTATCGGCCTGACGGCAGTGAGGAACAGGTTGTGAGACAGACGATGCTCCCCCGCCTCCTCCCCGGCCACCAGATGGGGCCTTGCACGTACGACCGCGAGTATTTCGTGGGGCGGGAGCGCGAGATATTCTTGACCGAAGCCGAGCATCTGACTGACGACCTCTCGCAACTGGTCTTTGACGGCGAGCAGGTGGTTGTCACAACGGAGTGCCGAAGATGACGGACGAACCAGAAGAAGAAGCCGAAGTGGACGACGACGCCGAATACGATGCCGAAGAAGAATTCGAGGACAGGCCGCTCTCGCCGCCTGATCCCGACATGCCGCCGCTCGATACCTACAAGCCGGTGTCGGTCAAGCAGATCAAAAAGGTCGACGCCAAGATCAGGTTTCATCTTCAGATTACCGACGAGCAGGTTAAACGGCTCGGCGAGATTGTCGGCGATCTCTCGACATCGCGTAAACGCGCAAAGGCGCGAGGCAAGACATTTCAACTGGCGGCCTCGGGCACCGACCCAAAGATAATCAAAAGCATGTTGAGTGTCATCGACTCGGCGGAAAAGGGCGACCTAGAGAGACGCGAGTCGCGCACCAAAGGCCGCAAGTCGCGGACGGCGGACAGGCAATCGAAACTTGAGATGTATCGGGAAGCGCTGCGCGGCAAGGCTCCGCGCGTTGGCGGGTTCGGCTCAACGGGGTAAAACGTGGCGACATCTACGGCTACGGCAACAGAACCGGAAATCAGCCTGCAAGACTGGATTGCAATGACTCTCCCCATAAAGGGCGAGAAGCCGGGCGTTCTGTTGCCCCTGCAATTTAACGACGCCCAAACACGCTTGCGCGAAGCGGCCGAGAAGCAACGCGCCGCCGGCCAGCCGGTGCGCCTCATCGTCCTCAAGTCACGAAAGCACGGCGTATCGACGTTCAGCGAAGCCACGCTGTTCGGGCTGGTGCAGAATCACCCCAATCGCAACGCACTGGTCTGTGCCCATGACGCGGACGCCAGCGACGAACTGTTCAAGATGGTGCAGTTGTTCAACACGCACCTTCCGCCTGAGGAGGTCAAAGAACAGGACTACACGTCCAAGAAGCAGATCGTTTACTCGGCGCCGCATAACAGTGAGTTCATAGTGCAGACGGCGGGCAAACTCAACCTGGCGCGCGCGTATACGGTTCACTACCTGCACGGCTCGGAAGTGGCGTTCTGGCCCAATGCGGAACAATCGCTTCTGTCGGCGCTCAACGCCGTGCCCGACGACCCGGACACCATCGTCATACTCGAATCCACGGCCAACGGCGAGGGCGGCGCGTTCCATGATGCGTGGAACGTTGCCGTAGATCATCAGGCGAAGCATCCGGGTTCGCAAGAAGGTTACATACCAATCTTCTTGAGTTGGCTTGACCACCCGAAATACTCTATGCCCGTGCCGAAGAACTATGAGTCGATTCTCGATGAAACCGAGAAAGCCCTTGTCCGGGATCATGGGGCGACACGCGAGCAGTTGTATTGGCGGCGTTGGTGTATCAAGAACAAGTGCGGTAATTCGGTCGACAAGTTCAATCAGGAATACCCGGCGACGCCCGGCGACGCCTTCCTCTTATCGGGCAGGCCTGCGATACCTGCTGATGTGATACGTGTGCATCGGGGCCAGATAAAGCAATCGCCGACGCCAAAGTACTGCCAACTCGAATGGGTTGAAGGCAATCGTAAGCAGGTCAATCCCATTTACTTCGAGACGCCGGAGGGCACTGAGGGTTGCTGGGAAATATATCAGGAACCGGTCGACGGTTGGGATTATGCGATTGGGGCGGACGTGGCGCTCGGCGAGTTGAGTGACAGAAACGATCACCTCTCCGAACTCGACTGGTCGGTCACGGCGGTAATGGAGCGGCAACAGTTGCGTACTGTGGCCCAATACGTGGGGCGGCCAAGCCCGGCGGAGTTGGCTGTCGAGATGGAGAAGGCGCATACCTACTACAACCAGGCGTTCATGGCGAACGAAACCAACGCCCACGGTTACAGCACCTTGGAGCGACTGCTTGCGGACGGATACGCGCAGTGGCTTGGACAACGTGAGGCGCACGTCGACAACATGGCGGCTATCGACCCGGCGAAGTACGGCTACACGTCTACTTCGGACAAGATGCAACGCTACCGGCTGGTCAACGATTGGATAGAGGCGGCACGTGGTAACGGCCCCGAAAAGACGCGCATCATCTGTCACAGCAAGCGACTCGCCGACGAAGAAGCGGTATTTGAAACCGATAGCAAAGGCTGGATGCACCACAAGGCGGGGAAGAAGTATCACGACGACGCGCTGTTTGCGTGGTTTATCGCCTACCACGTGCATCGGACGTGTCCAAGGCAGAGGGCGTACGTCCAAGCCCCGATGCGGCCAATTGAGTACGGAAAGTCGACCGGCTCCTATATGCGTGACGGCGGCGTGGACGATATGATTGCAGAACTCGAAGAACCGCAAGGCGAGGAGGTACTCGAAGCGTCATGATATGGCTTGCAGTTACAACATTAGGATTGGCGGCGGCCTTCGTGCTTAACACCTGGATTGTTGCACGTGAAACGCGCAAGACATTCGTGCGCGGCATCAACGTTGGAGGGCGGGCAATGGGAGCCGCCGAGGACATCATAAAGGAAGAGGACTTGGCAGAGGCGCGGCGATTGGACGATCTGACAAATGAAGTTTCATGAGGCGGCATAAATGGCTGATAGCAAAGGCAATGTAGACGGCCCCAAAGCGACACCGGCTCTGATCGCGCTTGCAGAGCGTGTCCGCACCATGACCAAGGTTGCCAAAGAGGATAACAAGAACCGGCGGGAGTTGTACGAAACCGCGATGAGGTACATCTATGCTGATCAATTGCACAATATCGTTACCAAGAAGGGTTGGGAACGAATTCAAGTGAATTATGTGAAGCCCGCTCAAGACCAGATCATCGCCCTCGTCAGCCAGCAACGCACCAAGATCATTGCCACCCCCTTTGAGGACGGTGACCGTGCGGGCACCGAGATATGGGGCGGAAAACTCCAATGGGAGTATGAAGAAGGTTGCAAGATCAGTCGCAAGCGCGGCGACTGGCTTCAGGACGGTAACGCTCACGGGTTCTATGCTTCGCTTGTCGAGTGGGACGAGAAACCCGATGGCGGATGGGACGCGGAGAAAGAGAAGTGGAACGGCAAACTCACGGTTGAAGTGTTGCGGCCTGAGTGGGTGGGGGTAGACCCGACCGCCGAGAGCGTAGACATCGAACATGCTGAGTTTGTGCTTGTCGAGAAGCCGGTGTCTGTGGATTGGGCGAAGGACAAGTGGTCGGATGCCAAAGAAGAAATCGAGCGGTCGGCGGGAGTCGAGCGGGAATACGAACAGACCGGCGACAGCCACGGTATAGTCGTCACCAAGACACAGGAAGCGGCTGCGGCAAAGGGCACTTCCTACAAGACCGGGCACCGTGACGCGGGGACGGACGTTGGCGCGGGCGAGGGCGTGTTGGCCGACTTGCTGCTTAAGAAGCCAGAGGATAAGTTCTATCGCAAGGACGGCGGAGACAAAGCCGCTAAAGTCACGTTGCTCCGCATCTGGTTCAAAGACCGGACGATGGAGAAGGTCACGCGCGACCGCAAGCGACCTATCGCGGAAACCGATGTCGACGGCACAACGACGGTCGACGAGGCAACCGGCTACCGCGTTATGACGGCAACCGGCGAGCGCTTTGACGGGACAGAAGTCACCGAAGAATACGAAGTCGAGAAGCCTAAGTATCCTTATGGGCGGTACATCGAGATGGTTGGCAACGTTGTCCTGAATCCCAAGGAAGAAGATCAGGTTTGGGAATACGACGAGTGGCCGGTGAAGGTCGGCAAGTATGGGATGCTCCCGCACGTCTGGTGGGGGCTGAATGGTGTGGAGATGGTGCGGACGCCCCAAGACTACCTGAACATCAGTTACATCTACACACTCACCAACACGAAGTTCTTTGGAATGCCCGCGTGGTTAATCGAGGATGGCGCCGTTGTCATAGACAAGGGCAAGACGCTGGCCGATGCGATACGTTCGGCGCCCGGAGCGATTATTAAACTTATCAAAGGCGCGAAGCAGCGGGGTGCCGTTGAGCGCCTTCCCCCGCCCGCGATGAATCAGGCGGCGCTCACGAACATCGGCATGTTGCGTGAAGAGGTGCGCCAGCAGACTTCGGTGCAGGAGCCGATGCAGGGCATAGCGGGGAAGGCAAAAACGGCAACTGAAGCCATACGGCTTGAGACCAATTCCCGTATCATTCATGCGATGCGGCTACTGCTCTTGGACGGTTTCACGCTCGACAACGTGAAGTATATGTTCAAGGTGCTCAAGCGGCATGTGAAGGTCGATGATCTTGTGCGCATCATGGGCGAGCAGAACCGGGCAAAGATAGTGCAGTTTATGAGCGAGGGGGACTTCCAAGCCAAGTTCGACCTGACGTTGGAAATGGGCACGGCATTGCCCGCTGACGAGGATAAGAAGAAGAACGAAGCGCTGACGCTCAGTAATCTTGTCGGGCCAGCGTTCTTGTCGCGTTTGCTTGAGGCATTCAATGTCCGTGACCCCGAAGAACTGCTTCAGGGCAACGAAATCGCTCAGGTGCTGGCGATGCTGGACGAACTCGATCCGCAACTGAAGCAGGAGATGATGCAGGAGTTCATGCAGGCCGTGCAGAAGGCAATGGCGGACGTGAGCGCAACGCAGCAACAGAATCAGGGCGGGGCAGCGCCGGCGCAAGAGACACCAATGGGGGCGCCCCAAGGCGCGTTATCCCCCGCCGAGAGTGGCGCCCCGCCCAATGCTACAGAGGCGACGATGGCGGGCATGGGAATGCCCCAAGAGTCACAGATGCCCGGAGTAATGAGCCGTGTCTAAGAAGAAACAAGCCCCTACGGAAACGGTGAATGTCAGCACGGTGCAGAAGGTCGAGGTTCCGAAAAGCCGGTTGACGGCAATGCGGGTGCTTGGAGAGCCTGGGCGTTACGTGGTAGGCGTGGAGCCGCAGTCGATGTTTCCGACGTTGCGCGGGCAGAAGGTGGTTGACATCGTATCCGTGGCGGGGGTTGTCCACGTTCTCTACGTGAACGGGGCGTACGAAGAGTATGATGCGGCGGCGGTAGGGTTGCTGTATGAGCCGGAGAAGCAAGATGCAGGCAGTGGCAGAAAGAGTTGATGCTCGCAATTGCGTTGTATGCGGGAAGCGGTTTTTCCCGTTATGGCCAGACGAAATTCATTGCAGTCTCTACTGTATTGATGAAGAGGAAGGCAGGCATGTTTGTGATTGGGAATACTATTGGGCTGATGATGATGTACGCGAGATGATGCGCGAGCCGGAGAAGCAGTAATGCCTGAAGCACTTGAGCGAAAACTAAAGACCCGCGCTCGCAAGATGAAAAGGCAGGGCAAGAAGGTCGATGAAGGCGCTTACGTGTTCGGCACCATGCGAAAGACGGGATGGGTGCCGAGTACGCAGAAGAAGAATAGGGCAAAGAAGCTGAAAATCTCGAAGTGAGTATTGTATCGTAGCTC